CGTTGGTCGTGGCAGTAAAGCTGTCTGTATTCAGCACACCGCGGCTGCGGGCGGCGTAGGCCGCGCCCAGCGCCACGCTGGTATAGGGCTTATTGTCCAGCGGCCAGCAGGTCAGTTCGGTCAAAGTGCATCACTCCTTTTTAAAGGTAAAGTTATCAAACACCGGGCACAGGCTGCGCCCCGTGCTTTCGTAGATGATCTTGATGCTGGCCACCCGGGCGGTGGCTTCCAGCCCGATCTCTTCCACCCGCACCGGCACAAGGTCACCAAGGTCGTAGTCCTGGCCGTAGATCATCTGGCTGTCAGCGGCGCTGCATTTCAGCTGCCGGGTGCCCAGGTGGTCAGCCAGCGCGGCGCGGGCATAGTTCTGCACAGCGGTCTCGTACTCGGCCTCGGTGTAGGTCTGCTCGTTCCCGGCGCTGTCGGTGTATTTGTGCTTTACGCTGCTGCCGTCCACCCACAGCTCGTGCCGGGCATTGCCGGTGACAGCGGTGTCCCCGATCTCGCAAAAATACCGGGTAAAGCTGTCGTTCTCGCCCGGTTCCTCGCCGCCGCACAGCACCACATTGGCGTAGTCGCTGGCATCCTCGGTATAG